GTACGGCACCAGCTACGCCGGCGCCGAAGCCCAGATGCGCGCCTTCGGCTCCGTCGGCACCCTCTTCGCGATCGTCAACCGCACCTCCAACGCGACCGCCCAAGTCGAATGGAAGCTGTTCCGCAAGCAGACCGACGGCCGGCGCCGCTACGTCGGCGGCGAGACCGTCGACACCCGCATCGAGATCACGCGGCACGCGGCCCTCGACCTGTGGAACAAGCCGAACCCGTTCATGCCGCGGCAGGAGTTCACAGAAACGTTCCAGCAGCACCACGACCTGACCGGCGAAGGCTGGTGGGTCATCGCCCGCAGCCCCAGCTCGAAGATCCCGCTGGAGATGTGGCCGGTCCGCCCGGACCGCATGGAGCCGATACCGGACCGCGACCACTTCCTGTCCGGCTACCTCTACCGCGCACCGTCGGGCGAAAAGATCCGCCTCGAACTGGACGAGGTCATCCAGCTGCGGTCCCCGAACCCGCTGGACCCGTACCGCGGTCTCGGCCCGGTGCAGACGATCCTCGCCGACCTCGACGGCGTGAAGTACTCCGCCGAGTGGAATCGCAACTTCTTCCTCAACTCGGCGCAGCCCGGCGGCATCATCCAGGTTCCCAGCACCCTCGGCGACGAGGAGTTCAACCAGCTCCGTACCCGCTGGAACGAGCAGCACCGCGGCGTCGCCAACGCCCACCGCGTGGCGATCCTCGAGCACGGCACCTGGGTTGACCGGAAGTACACCCAGCAGGACATGCAGTTCGCCGAGCTGCGCAGCGTCTCGCGCGAGGTGATCCGCGAGGCGTTCGGCTTCCCCAAGCCCATGTTGGGCTCGACGGACGACGTCAACCGGGCCAACGCCGAGGCCGCCGAGGTCGTGTTCGCCCGCTGGCTGATCGTGCCGCGCCTGGAGCGCATCAAGGCCGCCCTGAACCAATACCTGCTGCCGTTGTTCGGCGCGACCGGCGAGGGCGTGGAGTTCGACTATGTCAGCCCGGTACCTGAGGACCGTGAGGCTGATGCGGCGAGCCTGACCGCCTCCGCGAACGCCGCTGCTGCACTCATCGCCGTTGGCCTCGCCGCCTCCGACGTGCTGACCGCCTGCGGGCTCCCGGACATGCGTTACGTCGGCCAGCCCAGCGCTGCGGTGAACGTGGAGCTTCCGCCTGCCACAGAGCCGCCGCAGGACGCGTTCACCGCCGCCCGGGACCGGCTGCTCGTCGGCGCCGGGGCCCCCAACTTCACGCAGGGAGACGAGGCGTGAGCACTCCGCGATCTCTGAAGATCACTGGCGATGGCATGCGCAGCCGCGTCGAGCTGAACGGCAACGACATCAGCAGCGCGCTGACCGGCGTGCGCCTGTGCCTCGACGCCGGGGCGATGCCGACCGCCACCCTCGACATTTGCGCATGGGAGACACCCGTCGACCTGGACCGGGTCCAGATCGAGATCCCCGCCAGGACTCAGGCGCTGCTGGTGGAGCTGGGCTGGACGCTGCCGCAGGACACCAGCGAGCCGCGCGGAGGCGAGGCGTGATGAACGACTGGATCACCAACTGGGCCGAGCTGAGGCCGGCCGGCCTCAAGGCGCAGGCCCGGAAGGGCCACGCCTGGTACGCGATCCGCAATGCGGCGGCCGATGAGGCCGAGATCATGCTGTACGACGAGATCGGCGGCTGGTTCGGGTCTGATGCCGAGAGCTTCGTCCAGGAGCTGCAGGCGGTCACGGCGTCGAACATCACCGTGCGCCTCAACTCCCCGGGCGGCTCGGTCTTCGACGGCATCGCGATCGCCAACGCCCTGCGCGCCCACCCGGCGGCTGTCACGGTTCGCGTGGACGGCATCGCCGCGTCCATCGCCTCCGTCATCGCCCTGGCCGGGGACCGGCTCGTGATGATGCCTCACTCCCAGCTGATGATCCACGAGGCGTCCGGCCTGTGCATGGGCAACCCGGCGGACATGCGCGACATGGCCGACCTCCTCGACCTGCAGTCCGACAACATCGCCGACGTGTACGCCGCCAAGGCCGGCGGCACGCGCGCCGACTGGCGCACCAAGATGCAGGCCGAGACCTGGTATCTCGCGGCCGAGGCAGTCGCCGCCGGTCTGGCGGACGAGGTCGCTGAGACTCCCCGAGGCAAGGCGCCACAGCCGACGCCGGAGCAGGACCCGGGGGCGCCCGAGATGGGCAACCGCTGGGATCTGACGGTGTTCCGCTACGCCGGCCGCGAGGCTGCGCCGACGCCCGCCCTCGCGCGCGCGGCCGTAGTGCCCGAGGTGCGAAACGAGGCGCTGCCGGTGCATCACACGGCGACCGTTGACGAGCCGTGGGACGGCCCGGCTGCGGTCGCGGCGATGCCGAACGACGCCAAGGTCCTGCGCTACTGCCACGCCTGGGAGGACTCGGCCGCCGACGACGGCACCACCGAGGACGACCCGGACGGCGATCCCGACGACGAGAAGACCAACTACAAGTTCCCCCACCACAAGACCCTCAGCGGCCCGGCCAACTTGCCGGCTTGCCGCGACGGCCTCGCCCGGCTGGAGGACTCCTCGATCCCCGAGGGCGACAAGGCCGGCGTCCGCAAGCACTTGCAGGCGCACCTGGACGACGCCGCCAAGGACGAGAACGAGCCCGAGGAACCGGCCGACACGCTCCCCAGCGGGCCTGTGGCCGCTGACGAGTGGGCAGCCCTGACAGCCCAGCTCACCGCTCTGTCGCCCAGCGCGGACGACGAGTTCACCCGCCTGAAGGAGGCACTGCTGTGACCACTGTGACTGCGCCGCGCAACAGCGACGAGCTGGCGGAGATGCTCGCCGACCCCGCGAAGCTCAAGGACATCATGGAGTCGAAGGACTCCCTGAAGGAGTTCATCACCGCGTACGGCGAGCGGCAGCAGGGCGACGGCACCGACCTGAACCGGCTCGTCGCCGAGGAGACCCAGCGGCAGCTCGCCAACTACCTGCGCGAGCACGACCAGAAGGCCGACCGTGACGCCATCCGGCGCCCCGACCTCGACCCGCAGGCCAAGCGCGGCAACGCCAACATGCTCACCTCGCACCGGCAGGGCACCGCCCACAACCCCGAGGCTGCGGGCGCGGTTCTGGACAAGCACTTCGCCAACGGCGTCGACTACGTCCGGACCATCTGGCACAAGAACACCTCCGCCAACATCGGCGAGAAGCTCGACGCACTGCGCAACGCCGCGAGTTCGGTGTCCCCGTCGGACGGCGGGTTCCTCGTCCCGGAAACCCTGCGCAGCCAGCTCCTGCAGATCGCCCTCGAGGAGTCGGTCGTCCGGCCGCTGGCGACCGTGGTGCCGATGGACTCGGCCCGCGTTCCGTTCCCGATGATCGACTCGACGTCGAACCAGTCGAGCGTGTTCGGTGGGATGGTCGCGTACTGGGGCGAGGAGGGCGCCGCCCTCACCGACAGCTCGCCGAAGTTCGGCCGGGCCCTGCTCGACGCCAAGAAGCTCACCGGCCTGTCCGCGGTACCCAACGAGCTGCTCCAGGACTCCATCGTCAGCTTCTCGGCGCTGATCGAGAACCTGTGGCCCAAGGCCCTCGCGTTCTCCGAGGACGCCGCGTTCTTCAGTGGCAGCGGCGTCGGCGAGCCGCTCGGATTCATGGGCGCGGGCAACAGCGCGAACATCGCCGTCGCCGCCGAGACTGGCCAGGACGCCGGCACCATCAACTACCAGAACATCGTCAAGATGTACGCCCGCATGCTGCCCGCCAGCCTGCGCCGCGCCGTCTGGATCTGCAGCCCGGACGCCCTGCCCGAGCTGTTCACCATGGCGCTCAGCGTCGGCACCGGCGGCAACGCGGTGTTCATCGCCAACGCCGCAGGCCCGGCGCCAATGACCATCTTCGGCCGTCCGCTCATCGTGAGCGAGAAGGCCGGCGCCCTCGGCACCCAGGGCGACCTGTCCTTCGTCGACCTGTCCTACTACCTGGTTGGCGACCGGCAGACCATGACCGCCGACTCCTCGACCGACTACAACTTCGGGTCGGACAAAACGACTTTCCGCATCATCCAGCGCGTCGACGGCCGCCCCTGGCTGAAGAGCGCGATCACCCCGCGCAACGGCGGCAACACCCTGTCCCCGTTCGTGGAGCTCGCCGCCCGCTAACCCTCGGCTGGCGCCGGCAGTAACTCCCCGGCGCCGGCTTCCACCTCGGCCGGCAGCGTCGCCCCGGCCAGCACCCCCAGACGAAAGGCATGACCATGTCTCAGAAGGCACTCGGCCGGCTGCTCAACTCCAGCCCGGCCGCCGACGGCAAGTGGATCAACCTCAAGGACGCCGCGGGGGTGACGTTCCTCTGCTACCTCGCGGGCGCAGCAGGCGACACCTACACGCTGCAGGAGGCCAAGGACTCCGCCGGCACCGGCGCCCAGAACCTGGTGAACATCACCGAGTACTGGACCAACACCGGTGACGGATCCGACGCCTGGACCCGCCGCACCCAGGCCGCTGCCGCCACCGTCGTCACCGCCGCCGCCGCCACGCAGAACGCCATGGTGTGCGAGGTCGAGGCCACCTCCCTCTCGGACACCTACAAGTTCGTGAAGCTCACCAGCACGGGCGCGGGCGCCGTCAACGCCGTCACCCGGGACCTGATGACCCAGCGCGCCGCGGCGAACCTGCCCGCGATGGGGGTCTGAGATGTCGAACTACCTCCAGGGCACCCAGGTCCGAAAGCTCCTCCTCGGCCTCAAGGTCGAGGAACCGGCCGCGGTCCTGCCGGCCACCGGCATCGCGCACCTGTTCACCGTGTCCGGCGGCCGCGTCCTCGTGACCGGGCTGGTCGGCCAGTGCACCACGGTGTGCGACGCGACCGCGACGACCATCACCGTCGGCGTCACCCCGACCTCGGGCACCGCCTCGGCCGCATCGCTCGCCTCCGCGACCGCGATCACCAGCAAGGAAGTCGGCACGCTCGTCGGCCTGCCGCTGACCGCCGGTGGCGCGCTGGTCGTCGGGGCGAACGCGGGCGGCACTGTGCAGGTGTCGGGGCGCGGCGCCATGGTCGTGCAGCCCGGCACCATCGACATCACCACCTCCGCGACCAACGCCGGCGCGTTCAAGTGGACGCTCACCTACATCCCGCTGGACGACGGCGCCTCGGTCAAGGCGGTGTGACGTGACGACGTTCCGGTCGAATGAGCTGTTCCGCGCGTCCGGGCTGACGCTGGCCAGCAACTCGGACACGGTCACCGCAGGCACGGTCAACGCGGTGAACGGCTCTGCGGCCGGGACGATCAACGTGTCACGGATCAGCAACGGGCTGCTGGTCGTCAACGCGGCCAACGCCCCCACCGGAACCAGCCCCACCTTGGCGGTCTTCTTCGACACCAAGGACGCCTTCGGGAACTGGTGCCAGGTCTCGGGCGCCACGTCGATCGGCGGGGCGCTGCTGACGACCAGCGGCGTCACCTTCGGCAACATCTCGGCGTCCTACCAGCTCACCGACGTGGGCCGGATCCGCTGGGTGCTGACCGGCACGAACCCCAGCTTCACCGGCGTCACCCTCTCCCTGTACGGGCGGTGAGCGATGGCCCTGTGGATCTGTCAGCGATGCGGCGCCGCCTACTCGGTGGGTGCACCGAACTGCCCCCAGTGCGGCCACGCCGGCCACACCAACGACTACGAGGAAGGCGAGCCCATGGCGAAGATCACCGTGCATGGCGGCCCCACCAACGCCGACGCCGAGGTGGAGGCGCAGCCGGAGCAGGTCGACGCCCCCGCAGTCCCCGCCGACGAGGCACCTGCGGAGCAGGCGGACAGCCCGGACATCGCCGATACCGCGACCAGTAAGCGCACCAGGAAGTAGCCGTGTCCTGGTACGAGCTGATCGACGTCTACCGGGAAGCCGCCGAGCTGGCCCGCTTCGACCGGGACAACCCGATCGCCTGCCCCAACGACGGCGAGCCGCTCCGGCCGGGCCCTGACGGACTCCTGTACTGCCCCAACGACGGCTGGCGCCCCAACGGCGCCTACGTCGGCGACTGACCCAACCCGCTGTGAGAGGAGGTGAATCGGCAGTGACACTGCCCTGGTACGCGACCCGTGAGGACGTCAAGCGGGCCATGGACAACAAGCTGACGGCCCGCGACCATGCCCGGATCGACGCCGCCCTCGAAGGCTCCACGCGCAGCATCGAAGGCCAGCTGCACCGCCGGTTCTACCCCGAGCTCGCAACCCGGTACTTCGACTGGCCCAACAGTCAGCGGACGTGGCCGTGGCGGGTGTGGCTGGACGACAACGAGCTGATCTCGGTCAACGCCCTGTCGTCGGGCGGCATCAGCATCCCCTCGTCCAACTACTTCCTACGCCGGGCCGACAACCGCGACGAGCCGCCGTACACCTACCTCGAACTCAACCTGTCCACCAACTCGGCGTTCGGTGGCGGCCCGACCTGGCAGCGTGACATCACCATCACCGGCCTGTGGGGCTACCGCAACGACGAGGCCCCGGCCGGCGCAGCAGCCGCAGCGGCGACCAGCAGCGCGACGACTCTCACGGTCGGCAACTCCGCCACGGTCGGAGCCGGGGACCTGCTGCGGATCGGCACGGAGCGGCTGATCGTCACCGACACGACGATGGTCAGCACCGGCCAGACTCTCCAGGCGCCCCTCACGGCAGCCGTCAACGACGTCACCGCGCACGTCTCCGACGGCACCGCCTACTCGGTCGGAGAAGTGCTACTCCTCGACGCCGAGCGGCTCCTGGTGCAGGACATCGCCGGCAACAGCCTCGCCGTGAAGCGCGGATGGGACGGCACCATACTGGCCGCCCACACCACCCCGACGGTGTTCGCAGCACGGCAGCTCACCGTTACCCGCGGCGTACTCGGCACCACCGCTGCCGCGATCAGCCAGGGCGACGCGATCGCCCGCTGGACACCGCCCGGCCCGGTCCACAACCTGGCAATCGCCGAGGCCCTGATAACCCTGCAGATGCAGACCGGCGGCTACGCCCAGACCCGCCGCACCGGCGGCACCGGCGACAACGCCGAGCGGCCGATCAGCAACGCCGGCCTCGTCGACCTGCGCGCCCAGACGTACACCTCCCACGGCCGCAAGGCCCGAATCAGGGGGGTGTGATGGCCAACAACGTCTTCGTGACCGTCAGCCAGCTCGGGCCGGTCGTGGAGGGCCGCGCCCCCGCGCTCGTCGACCTGATGCTCGAAGGGGCGCTCGCCGAGGTCGCCTCGTACGCGCTGCACGAGGTCCAGATGGAGCTGATCGAGGTGCTGCAGCACCCGACCGGCTACTACGAGTCGCAGGTGCGCGCCGAGCCGGTCAGTCGCGACCAGTGGTCGATCAACGACTCGGGCGTGATCTACGGGCCGTGGCTGGAAGGCCTGTCCGAGCGCAACCAGACCACCAACTTCAAGGGCTACGCGACGTTCCGCCGTGTCCAGGGCCGCATCTCGCAGAAGGCCACCCCCATCGTGCAGGCGTGGCTCGACCGCACCCTCGGGGGGCTGTGATGGCCCTCGACATTCAGGCGATCATCGACGCGATCGTGACCGATCTGCTGGCCAGCGGCTACTTCGAGCGCGTCAACGCGCACGAGCCGAAGTCCAGCCCCGGATCCGGTCTCACAGCCGCGGTGTGGGTGCAGGACATCCGCGCCGTGCAGTCGTCCGGCCTGGATTCCAGCTCGGCGCTGCTGGTCTTCAGCGTGCGCCTGTACACGTCCATGGCGCAGGAGCCGCTGGACGCCATCGATCCGCAGCTCGTCAACGCCGTCAGCACGCTCTTCAGCGCGTTCGCGGGCGGCTACACCCTCGGCGGCCTCGTCCGAGAGGTCGATGTCCGCGGCTCGGAGGGCGTGATGTTGGAGGCCAAGGCCGGCTACCTGAAGCAGGCGGACTTCAGCCACCGGGTCATCACGATCACGCTGCCCGTGGTCGTCAACGACGTATGGGAGGAGGCGGCATGACCAAGAGCAGCGGCCTGGGCGACAACTTCTACGTCGGTGGGAACGACGTCTCCGGCGACATCAACAGCCTCGGCAAGATCAGCGGGACGCTCGCGACGCTCACCGTGACCGGCATCGACAAGAGCGCCCACGAGCGGCTGGGCGGCCACCGTGACGGCGCGATCGACTTCGTCGCCTACTTCAACCCATCTGGCGTGCACCCGGTCCTGTCGGCGCTGCCCACGGCGGACGTGCAGGCGAGCTACCGGCGCAGCACCGTGCTGGGCGCACCGGCGGCCGAGATCGTCGCCAAGCAGGTCAACTACGACGGCACCCGCCAGGCCGACGGCTCCTACACCTTCGCCTGCGCGCTCCAGGCCAACGGCTACGGCCTGGAGTGGGGGCAGCAGTTGACGGCTGGCCTGCGGACGGACACCGCGGCGACGAATGGCGCGTCGATTGACACGGGCGGCTCGCTGAGCTTCGGCGCCCAGGCCTATCTGCAGGTGACCGCGTTTACGGGCACCGACGTGACCGTGAAGATCCAGGACAGCGCGGACAACAGCTCATTCTCGGACGTGACGGGGCTGACGTTCACCCAGACCACTGCGGCGCCCGGCACGCAGCGCATCGCCACCGCCAACACGGCGACGATCCGCCGCTACCTGCGCGCCGTCACCGTGACCACCGGCGGCGTCACCAGCGTCACCTTCGCCGTGACGGTCGTCAAGAACAGCGTGGCGGGGGTGACCTTCTGATGTTCCGCATCGAGCCCGCGCTGACCGTCGGCGCGTACCAGACGTACAGCATCACGTCCCCGCACGACCGCAAGATCAAGGCGGCGTGCGAGGAAGTCGGCTGCGGGGCGTGGCTCTCTGGTTGGGAGTCGACCATCGACGAGTCGACCGAGCTGGGCCGCAAGCAGGGCGCCTACATCCGCCAGCAGTCCGGGCGCACCTTCCGGGAGCAGCGCACCGCGGCCGGCCTGACCGTGTTCCGGTTCGACTCCCATCAGCGGTGCTTCGCGGACCATCAGACGCGGCCTGAGGTGTACGCGGTCCGGGACGGCGACTGGCGCGGCAACCCGACCGGCCGCCGCCGGGTGCACCAGAACGCCGCGGACTGGACTGAGGACTTCGGCGAGCACCAGCAGCGGATCGCCGACCAACACGAGAGGGGCTGACCATGGCGAAGTCCACCGGATTGGGCTGGTCGACGTTGTCTGTGGACGACGCGTCCAACGCCCAGCAAGCGATCAAGAACGACATCACCAACCTGCAGTTCGCGACCCCGCGCGCGGTGCAGGACGTGACCGGCATCGACAAGAGCGCCATGGAGCGGCTCCTGCTCCTCGCGGACTTCTCGATCACCCTCAACGGGGTCTTCAACCCGGCGGCGAACGCGCAGCATGACGTGTTCAAGACGGTGTCGTCCACGAGCGTGCAGCGCCTCGTCACGATCGTCACCAACGGCAAGACCCTGGCCCCCACCTGCCTGTTCACCGACTACAGCCTCAACAGGGCCGCGGCAGGCGAGCTGACCTGGTCCGCGCCCGGCGTCCTCGCCAACGGCGTCGTCCCCACCTGGAGCTGACATGGGCTACAAGCCGCAACGCAAGGCGTACCTGCTGCGCTTCCAGGGCACCGAGTGGGACGGCCTGGAGGTGACGGCCCACAACCTGACCACCGGCGACCTCCTGGACTCGGAGGCCGCCAGGGTGACCCGCGTTGCGGGTGGGACGGTCGCAGAGGGGTGGGTCGAGGAGATGATCCGGCGGCTGGGCGGAAACCTCGTCAGCTGGAACCTCGAGGACGAGTCCGGCCAGCCGGTACCAGCGACGCCGGAAAGCCTGCTGGCTCAGGACTCCGACATGGTCCTCGCCATCGTCAAGGCGTGGAACTCGGCGATGAGCGAGGTCCCTGCCCCTTTGCCCGAGCCCTCCAGCGCTGGAGGGCAGTCGGCCCTGGAGGCGTCGATTCCGATGGACGCCCCGTAGAGGAACCCACCGAGTTGAGGCAAGCCCGGTACGTAATCGGGCTGTGCGACCGCTGGCACAAGCTGCCCAGCGAGATCTTGGCTGAACCAGCCGAGATGGTGCGCCTGTTGAGGATCGTCGAGCTGGGAGGAGGCCTGACCGATGGGGAATGTAGTTGAGATTCTGGTCACGGCCAAGGACCTCGCTAGCCCGGTGTTCGAGGGGGTCGCTGCCAAGACCGAGGGCATGTCCGGCAGCATGGCCAAGCTCAACAAGGTGAGCGGTTTGGCGGCTGGCGCCATGGTCGCGTTCGCGGCCGAGAGCATCAAGATGGCCGCGGAATTCGACTCGAAGATGGCCCTGCTGAACACCCAGGCCGGTGTTTCGGCGGACAAGCTGCCCGCCTTGAAGAAGGGCGTGCTGGACATCGCGGCGGCGACTGGCCAGGGCCCTGACTCGCTCGCCGAGTCGCTGTTCCACGTCGAGTCGAACTTCGAGTCCCTCGGCATCACGAGCCAGAAGGCGTTGGAGATCACGAAGACCGCGGCGGAGGGCGCGGCGGTCGGCCACGCGGACCTGGTCGACGTCACCAACGCGCTTACCGCGGCGGTCGCTTCGGGAATCCCGGGCGTCCAGAGCATGTCGCAGGCGATGGGTGTCCTGAACGCCACCGTCGGCGTCGGCGACATGAACATGCAGGACCTGTCCAAGGCCTTCGGGTCCGGAATGGTGGCGACGGTCAAGGGCTTCGGCCTGAACATCACCGACGTGGGCGCCGCCCTCGCCGTCTTCGGCGACAACAACATCCGCGGTGCCAACGCCGGCACCCAGTTGCGCATGTCCGTGCAGGCCCTGGCCAACCCGGTCGCCTCCGCCGGGGACGCGTTGAAGCGCCTCGGCCTGACCCACCAGACCCTCGCTGACGACATGCAGAAGGGCGGCCTCAAGCTCGCCCTCGAGGACCTGTCGACCCGCATGGTGCGTGCCGGAATCAGCGCGGATCAGCAGGGCGAGATCATCACCCAGGCATTCGGTCGAAAGGCCGGCGCCGGCCTCAACGTGCTGCTCTCCCAGATGGACCGCGTCGAGTCGAAGTACCCGGCGCTCACAGCTGGCGCGAACGGCTTCGGTGAGTCCTGGGCGAACACCCAGAAGACGGCATCCCAGCAGTTCAAGGAGCTCGAGCAGACCGTCAACGGCATGATGATCAGCTTCGGCGAGAAGCTCCTGCCGACCGTCCTGGAGGCGACACATGGGCTGCTCGACCACAAGCAGGCGCTCCTGGAGGTCACCGAGGCCGCCGGCATCCTCGTCGGCACACTGGGCGGGCTGTACATCTTCAATAAATTGTTGAACGGCGTGTTGTTCTTCACCA